TACGTGCGAGATCGCCAGTGGGAGACGGGTCGGTTCCTACGGCCCGACAGAAAACACGACGCCAACGCAGCGAAAAGAGAGGGCCACCCTGTGAGCGACAACCTGCTCAGGCTCAAGCCCGAGGACATGGCTGAGCCCATCAATCAGCCGATGCACGAGGACGTCATCTCGGCAATGACCGAGGCCCAGCTCCTCGAGGTCGTCGGCAAGCTCGGCGCCGCTCAGCGGTACATCCTGCTGACGTTCGAGCAGCAGATGAGCCCGTCAGCTCGCCGGCCGCTACGACTGGCTTATGGCGCGGCCAACGACGCCATCAGGTTGGCGCAAGCACTGGTCGACTCGACGAGGAGGTTCTGATGCCCCGTAAGTATCCGAGGGGTGAGGTCGGGAAGTGGACCAAGCCGCCGATGCCGTTCCAGCGCGACCGGCATCTCTGGGCGCGCTTCTGCCGGACGGTCGAGGATCGCATCGGGCGGATCAGATCGGCCGAAGGGGTCGACGGGCGAAGCTCAGACTGGCAGACGTTCGACCTTCGACTGCCGAACAGGGTTCTGCCGTTCCGTCCGTACCGATCCCATATGCGGGCAGCGCCGACGCTCCCGAGAGACGCACGCGGGCGGCTGATGGCCCGCAGAGAGGACGCATCGTGAGTACTGAACTGTCGAGACAGCGCGAACCCCGGCCTCTGCCCCCGGCAATCCCGATGTGGAGTCGGCAGGAGCTTGACGTCATCAAGGAGTTGATTTGCCCCGGCGCCACCGATCCCGAGTTGGCACTGTTCGGCAAGGTCTGTCAGCGTACCGGCCTGGACCCGTTCGCCCGTCAGGTGTACGGGATCATGCGCGGACAGAATGTGCGCCAGCCGGACGGTAGCTGGAAGACCATCGAGAAGCTCTCGATTCAGACGTCGATTGACGGATTCCGCCTGATCGCTGAACGGACCGGGCGGTACGGCGGCCAGCTCGGCCCGCAGTGGTGTGGAACAGATGGTGAGTGGCGGGATGTCTGGCTGTCTGACGACTACCCGTCGGCTGCACGGGTCGGTGTCATCCGTACGGATTGGCAGCAGCCACTCTATGCCGTGGCTGTCTGGAAGTCATACGTGCAGACCTACACGAAGAACAACCAGAAGGTGGTTGGCAACATGTGGCAGTCGATGCCAGATGTCATGCTCGCGAAGGTGGCCGAAGCCCTGGCCCTGCGTCGGGCATTCCCGCAGGAACTCTCGGGACTCTACACCAGCGATGAGATGGCCCAGGCCGACCGATCCCCGGTAGATGTGCCGGTGCGCGCTCCTGAGCCCCCGACCGAGCAGCCTGATGCGTTCGACCGCGCGGCAGCCGAGATCGAGTACCTGGAGCTGGCCGACCAGGCGATCAACCTGGAACACCCGAAGGCCGAGAAGATCCGGGTTGTGAAGGTCGACAGCCTGCCCGATGGCGTCCTGATGGCGTCGATCCAGTCGTTGCAGAAGTGGGTCGACGACCGGGAGGCGTCCTAGCAACGAAGGTGCCGGCCCTCGTGTCAAGGAGGGCCGGCACGCGGCCAGGGGAGACGTGGCAGGCGACCCATAGCCTGCCACATTTTACTGCATCCTGGCGCTATACTGAGGTTTGCCGTCTGGTGTCAACGCCTACGGGTGCGGACGGCTGGAGACGTGGCAATGAGGAACTACGACGTTCCGTGGACATGGTCGGGCTACTACTACGGCCTGATCGAAGAAGGCATGAGGCAGGATGACTGCCTCGCCGTGTGCGTGGCCCATCAGGGCCGGCACCCGTTCGTTGACGGGATGTGTCACGAGCTGCCGAAGCCGATGAGCAAGGTGGATCGGGTCCGTCTGACGCTCCAGGACCGGCCCGCAGCTCCACCGCCGGTGCCGGTCGACGCCGAGGAACTGGCGCGCGGCATCGCTCTCGCGCTCGACAGCCTGATGCAGCGTCGCCGTGAGCAGAGAGACGCCTACACGCAGAAAACCGCTCCTGAGCCCGCCAGCGGCGATTCTCAGCCCGCTAGCGATCAAGTAATCATCGGTACGCCGGTGGGAAGGGCGGATGATGGCGATAGCTAATGCGATGATTCGCGCGCCGAGAGTAGCGCGTGACGGCCTCGGGTTCAGAGTTGAACCACACGAGGCCCCGGTCAGCATGACGTTCTCGCGGATCGTGGAGCGCAGCTCGGAGCTGACCGCCGAGATCCACGTCCAGACCCGGCCGGGCTCAGACCACGTTCTGCGGCGCCGCATCAACCTGCTCGGGGCGAGAGCGCCGGCCGACCTGGCGAAAGACCTTGACCTCGCGACCGACTCGGCCGGGTGGCCCTGGCGTCGAATCGTGGAATCGGCGTTCGCCTCTGTCGTCGAGTCGTTCCGATCCGGCGATGCCGTCAAGGTGCTCGGGGGGAAGACCTCGGCGCCGCCAGCGCCGTCGCACCTGATCGCCGGTGGCGTGCTCATCAAGAACACGGCGAATACATGGTTCGGCCCAGGCGGCACCGGCAAGTCCACGGCAGCTGTTGCGGCATGCGTGGCGCATACCATCGGGCAGCCGTTCGCTGGCCTGGAGACGGAGCGCGGCATCGCCCTGTATCTCGATTGGGAAGACGAAGACGAAGCAATGGAACGCCTTCTCTGGGAGGTCTCCCGGGGTTACGACCTCGACCAGAGCGCCCGTCTGCACTGGCGACGGATGAAGGCGCCGCTGGCCGGTGAGATCGCCTTTGTGTCTGCGCTCATTGACCGGATCGGAGCCACCCTGGTGGTGATTGACTCGGCCACCCGAGCGATGGGTGCAGCCGGAGAGCACGGCACCTACGAGAGTACGGCCGTCGCATTCGCTGAGGCGATCAGGGCACTTGGGAAGGTGACCATCCTCATCATCGACCACGTCGACGGTGCGACGGTCAAAGAGGGCATCGTCGCCAAGAAGTCGTACGGCAGCATCCACAAGATGAACTTCGTCCGCAACGCCTGGAGCCTGACGCCCGACGACGAAGCCAGCGAGCAGACGGTTGGCTGGACGCACGCGAAGGTCAACTACATCCGCAAGCGCCCGCCGTTCGGGATTCGCTACGAGCGCGATCAGGTCGTTGGCGGGCTGCGGTTGATCCCGATGGCGGAAGCCGACGTGGAAGTGATGGCGAAGGCGATGCCGCAGTGGAAGCAGCTTGCCTCGCTGCTGGAGCGCACCGGCCCGCTCGACATCAAAGCGGCGGCGCTTGAGCTGTTAGGGCGCGACGACGAGAAGGCGTGCAGTCAGACGCGGGTCATCTTTAGCCGCGATCGAGGCGTTCACATGGTCAGGCTTCCGGACGGGCGGATCTCGGCCAGGTTCACGCCGATGCCTGTTTCGGATGGCACCCCGTTCCGCACGGCCGGACGCCCGAAACTGAGCATGGTGGATGCGGGAACAGAGGAAGTCGATCCGCTCCCGTTCTAAGGAGATTTCATGAAAACGTGCAAGAGGTGTCAGCAAGTCAAGGCGCGGGAAGAGTTCTACGCGCACGCCGACATGGCTGATGGGCGCCTGAGCTTTTGCCGCGACTGCGTGTCGGAGCGCGTCCGTCTGCACCGGGCGGCGAACGACCGCGTCAGAGCAGCGGAGCGTGAGCGGTACCGAAACGGTGCAAAACGAGAGCAAGCGAAGGCGTGGTCTAAGCGGAACGCTGCGCGATCTCTCGTGAGCAGGGTGACCAGTACGAAGGTATGTCGGGCGATTAAGAGAGGCGAGTTGCAGCGTGCCGACAGATGTGAGGCATGCGGCGTGGAGGGGTACACGGAGGCCGCTCATCTCGACTACAGCAAGCCGCTGGACGTTCGATGGCTCTGCCGTCGATGCCATCGACGCTGGGATAGCCGCGTGCCGAAAACTGTTTCGGAAAATGTCGCGATGGAGGCGGGGCGATGACCCCGTTTTCTCCGAGAGAGGCAGGGGGCGTAACACGTAACATCCCTTTAACTACAGAAAGTGTTACGGGGGGTGTGTGTTTGCTACGCACACACACCCCCGATAACAACGAAACATATACCCTTGTTACGGTGTTACGGTGTTACGCCCCGGGGGTGACAGTACCGGGTGTACTGGAGCCAGAGGCGAAGAGATACGAAGAGATGTGCTCAGGGGGTTGCGACCCCCTAGAGCGTACCCCCGGGAGGTGGAATGACAGTTCGCGTGATGGTCGGCGATGCCCTCTCAGTGCTCCGCACCCTGCCGGCCGAGTCGGTTCAGTGCGTGGTCACCAGCCCGCCCTACTTTGGCCTCCGGAGCTATTCCACCGAGCCCCAGGTCTGGGGCGGCGACCCGGAGCATGGGCACGTCTTCCAGGACCGGCGCTACTACGCCGAACGCGGTGGGCTAGCCGGCAAGAGTGGCGAGGCGTTCAGTCAGCCAGGAACGGAGAACGCGGCACGAATCAAAGCTGCCCGATGGGTGACGGACTCCGTCTGCCCCTGCGGCGCGTGGCGCGGCGAGCTGGGCAGCGAGCCGAACCCCGGCTTGTTCATTGAGCACCTTGTCTCGATCTTCGACGAGGTCTGGCGGGTGCTCCGGCCGGACGGCCTGTGCTTCGTGAATCTCGGGGACAGTTACAGCGGGTCGGGCAAGGGGTCGACCGGGCACAACGGTATCGGGGATCAGGGCGAGCGGCAGGAGTTCACGGGTGGCCGGGGAAAAACGAGCATGAAGGTGCTCAGCGGCGACCCGCCAGACGTGGCGAACGCTCAACAGCGGGCCGGGTATGTGCAGGGCATCCCCGCGAAGAACCTGCTCCTCGTGCCCCATCGGTTCGCGATTGCCATGCAGGGCCGGGGCTGGGTCGTCCGCTCAGAGATCGTCTGGGCGAAGACGAGCGCGATGCCGGAGTCCGTTCGCGACCGGCCGACGTCGGCGTGGGAGCCGATCTGGATGTTTAGCAAGAGCCAGCGGTATTTCTACGATGGGGACGCGGTCAGGCAGCCGCACCAGGACATGAATGGGCGCGTGGTCGGCGGGAAGTTTGTAGGCGCAGGGTGTATCAGCCGGCCCGACTATGAGCCGAATACACAGGGGTGGAATCAGGGTGGGATGGTCCATCGAAATCGCGAGTACAACCCGCTCGGCGCCTCGCTCCGCAACGTCTGGACGCTCGGCCCATCGCCCTTCGCTGACGCGCACTTCGCCACGTTCCCGCCGGAGATCCCGCGCCGCTGCATCCTGGCCGGTTCTCGCCCCGGCGATACGGTCCTCGACCCATTTCTCGGCAGCGGCACCACCGCGATGGTCGCTGACCGCTTGGGCCGGGATGCCATCGGCATCGAACTGAACACCGAGTACGCCGAGATGGCACGCAAGCGGATCGAGCAGGACGCCGGTACCCTGTTCGGCGATCCCGTCGCCGTCGAGACAACCGAGCAAGCATCCCTGTTTGGAGAGATGGCATGAGAGGTCGTATCCAGGTTGGAGACATCGTCACCGGCCGGGCCGGCGGCGAGCAGTGGACCGTGACCCATGTCGATGGCCCAAAGATCGAGATCATGCGCGACCGCACCGACTCCAGAGGCGCCAACTGGATCGAGCGCCGCGAAGTCCAGCGCCGCGATTGCGTCGTCGTCGCCACCCAGGAACCTCTGGGCCTGTTCACGGAGACGGGCATATGACGGTACAATTGCAAGGAGGGTCCGGCGCTGTTTCTAGCGGCGCCGGACCCAGCACCACGAGGGGGAATCTCGCGATGCCTCACAAGGATACCGCAGTGCGGCGCGCCTACATGCGTGAGTACAAGCGGGCCAACAAAGAACGCCTGAAGACGGGCAACGCCGACAGCGACCGGGCCAGACACGCGAACCAGCGGGCGGCAAAGTACGGGGCTTCTGGTCGTATTACGATTGGTGACGCCAGAGACGTCATGGTCGCCGGTGCCTGCTACTACTGTGGCAGGACCGACCGACTCGGGATCGACCACGTCATACCGCTCGATGCTCAAGGCCCAAACGAGCGGGCAAACCTTGTGTGCTGCTGCTTGCCGTGCAACGCCTCGAAGTGGAGAGGCGACCGCCCGTGGCGATGGAGTCGGGACTATGACGTTTGTGTCTCGTGCAAGAAAACGGACAGTAGGCACGCATCCCGAGGATGGTGTGACCGGTGCTACCAGCGTCGATCTGCTGATGAGCGAGAGGCGCTTTATGGATTCCGTCACGAGGCTAGCGAAGCTGTTCGGGTGGGCCGTTTATCACACTCGTGATTCTCGAGGGTCAACTGCTGGCTTCCCAGATTTGGTCTGTGTAAGACGACCGCGCGTCGTCTGGGCCGAACTCAAGAGCGAACGCGGAACAACCACTCCAGACCAACGCGAGTGGATCGCTGAGCTCCGAGCCTGCGGCCAGGAGGTGTTCCTCTGGCGGCCGTCCATGTGGCAGGACGTAGAACGCATCTTGAAGTAGGGTGCTATGATGGGGACAGCATGACATCTGCAACGGCCTGGCGGAATCGCATCATCGGGCACGGCGAGGAAGCCCCCGATCAGCTGCTCGCCAATCCCCGAAACTGGCGTATCCACCCGAAGGCGCAACAGGACGCCCTGGCCGGCGTGCTCGATCAGGTCGGCTGGGTGCAGGACGTCATCGTCAACCAGCAGACCGGCCACGTCGTTGACGGTCACGCTAGAGTCGCCATCGCCATCAGCCGGCAGGAGCCATCCGTCCCCGTCGTGTACGTCGACCTTTCCGAGGACGAGGAGGCCCTGATCCTGGCAACCCTCGATCCGCTGTCCGCAATGGCAGCGACCGACCGCGAGCAACTGTCAGAGCTGCTGGCCGAGATCAGCACCGGCGATGCGGCCGTGCAGGCGATGCTCGATCAGTTGGCGGCGTCGATCACGCCGACGCTGCCAACACCGAGCGAGCAGGCCGAGCCGATGCTCAAGTCGGAATGCCTGATCGAGATACGCTGCACGAACGCGGACCGCGACGACTTCGGCCCGATGCTCAGCGAGTGGGGAGCCAGAGATGGCGTCACGATCAACGTTTCGTGATCCCGTTTCTGACGTCGCGTGGCAGCGGCAGCTCCGCGACCGCTACGCCGCCGAGGGCACGCCGCCGGTGCCCCACCTGGATGTCAAGCGGTCCATCGTGCGTCCGGTCAGCCGTCGCACCGCTGAGCAGATCATCCTCAAATACGAATGGCTCGGCGCCATGAGCGCGCAGACCACGCACCACTACGGCATCTTCTTCGGGCCCTACTGCGCCGGAGTCTGCTGTGTCGGCGTACGTTCCGGTGGCGGGATCAACTCTCATCGAGAGTTCAACATCACCGGCGCGCAGATGGGTGTCCTTGCGCGAGGAGCCTGCGTCCACTGGGCACCGGCCGGCAGTAACTCCAAGCTCATCGCCTGGACGTGTCGACTCATCGCTCGTGATACCCGCCTCAAGGTGTTGCTCGCCTACTCGGACACTGATGCCGGTGAGATCGGGACCGTCTACCAAGCGGCGAATTGGGCTTATGTCGGGCGCGGCAAGGCAACTACGCAGTTCGTGGCGCCGAATGGCCGAGTGTACGACCAGAAAATCGTTTATGACATCCGTTTCAATGGCGGCACGTTGAAGTCGATCTCCTGGACTGCTCAGCGAAACGCGCTCCTGGCGGCCGGGTGGCGCGAGCAGCAGAGCAATCCGAAGCACCGCTACGTCTGCGTACTCGACAAGGCTGACGCGGCGCTCTTGGAGCGCATCGAGGCGATGCGTCAGCCATACCCCAAGCGTGCGAAGCATCCCAGCGATGCGCTCACCGTCCAGGTGGGAGAGGGCGGGGCAGCACCGACCCGCACGCTCCAGGAGGCCGCCGTCTGATGGCCCGGCCGACGAAGTACACGCCAGAGGTTGAGAAGCGCATCACCGACGCGCTGGCCGCCGGCAACACCCGCAAAGCATCGGCGCAGTACGCCGGCATTGACGAGGTGACGTTCCACCGTTGGATGGCACGTTTTGACAATTTCGCCAGCGCAGTACAAAACGCCGAGGCCAGAGCCGAGGTCGGCCACGTCCTGAACATCCGACAGGCCGCGCAATCTGGCACCTGGACGGCCTCCGCGTGGTGGCTCGAACGACGCCGTCACGAGGACTGGGGACGGAAGGATCGTATCGAGATCATCAACAGCGTTCGTGAGATGGCGAGAGCTGCCGGGGCCGACGAGGACGCCGCTGTCGCCGAGGCCGAGGAATACCTGAAAGAGATCAGAAGTGCCCGCCGTTAGCCCGCCCGAGGCTATCCTGGTCCGCTCGCATATGCGCGAGTGGCTGCGCGAGCGCCGGCAGGTTGAGGTCGATCCCGTCTCGCTCTCGCCGCTCCAGTGGGCCGAGCAGAACGCCACGATCGTCCTGCCCACCGAAGGGCGGATGCCGTTCACCCCATACCCCTACCAGCGTGACCTGCTGGAAGACCGCTCCCTGCGTCGAGTCGTCCTCAAAGCTCGCCAGACCGGCATGAGCAACGTCATCGCCATCGAAGCCCTGCACCTCGCCATCACCCGCCCAGACAGCACCATCCTGTTTGTCTCCAGGAACCAGCAGGCAGCCCGCGTGCTCATCACCTACGCCCAGCACACGCTGAGCGGGCTACGCCAGATACCAGAGCTCACCAACGAGACGCAGTCTGAGCTGGCGTTCCCGAACGGCAGTAGGATCATCTCCCTCCCTGCCACCGCCAGCACCGGCCGAGGCTTCGCGGCCACCCGCGTCTACCTGGACGAGTTCGCCTTCTGCGCCTATGACGGGCTCATCTACGAGTCCATCGTGGGGACGGTCTCGACGGGTGGCGACCTGACCGTGCTATCTACCGCCAACGGCCGTAACAACGTGTTCTTCCGCCTCTGGTCCGGCGTTGAGGGCGGGCACTGGTCGAAGCACCGTATTCACTGGTCCGACTGCCCACGCTACGATGACGCCTGGGCCGAGCGCACCCGAGCCGGCATGACCCGTCAGGCGTTCGCGCAGGAATACGACCTCGACTTCCTGACCTCTGGTGACGCCGTGTTCGACCCGGCCGACCTCGCCCTGTGCGGCGATGACTGGAACGGTACTGCCGACTGCGACCAGTACGTCACGGCATGGGACATCGGCCGCCGGCAGGACCACACGGTCGGCATCACCCTCGGCCAGCGTGGCGAGGAATGGCACGTCGTCGCCTTCGAGCGGTTCCTGGCGCCGTACCCTGTCATTCAGAGCAGGATAGAAGCGCGAGCCCGGGCCTACACTGGCCGGCACGTCGTGGAGAGTAACGGGGTCGGCGACCCGGTGATTGAGAACCTGAGCGTCAGAGTCGATCCGTTCACGACGACCGCGAAGTCCAAAGTACAGGCGATCCAGGCGTTGCAGCTGCTGATTCAGCAGCGCCGATTCAAGCATCAGGAACCGCAGCTCGCGAACGAACTGAGCGTCTACGAGTGGGACGACAGTGGTATCGTGCAGGACAGCGTGATGGCAGCGTCTATCGCCGCGTTCACGGTCCAGAAGCCAGCCCGACAAGCGTACGTCTGGTAACTGAGAGGGGGTGATCCTGTGGGACTATGGGACTTCCTGCTGCATCCAGCCGGCAAGGCGAGAGGATGGGATGCGCTGCCGTCTCCCGTCACCGAGCGGAAAGCATCCTGGACGATTGATGACTACCGCGCCGTCATCGTCTCGCCGCTCGTGCATGGCCCGGGTGCAACCGACCTGCTGGCCGGCGCCTACGGGGACTCCTCCAACAGCGCCGTGTTCGCCTGCTTGCAGGCGATCACCTCCGCCTATGTCGAGGCGCCCCTCACGGTCTACCGTCAGACCGCCCCCAAAGAACGCGAGCCGATGTTTGACTCGCCGCTTCAGACCTTGCTCGACTACCCGAATCCGTGCATGGACATCCTGGAGATCATGGGCTACATCCAGTGGTGTAAGCACGTCGACGGGAACGCCTACCTGCGGAAGCTCCGGGCCGGCAACGATGTGACCGGCAACGTCGTGGAGCTGTGGCCGATCAGCCCGACCCGGCTGGAAGCACGGACGACTGACGGGTCCGGCGAGTTCATCAGCTACTACCGCTACTACGTCCGTCCCGGCGTCTACGAGGACATCCCCGTCGAGAACATCATCCACTTTCGGATGGGCCTGCGAGATGGTGACCACCGCTACGGTGACTCGCCGCTCAAGCGACTGGCTCGTGAGGTCAGCAGCGACGACCAGGCCACCCGCTATGCCGACCGCCTGCTCGCCAACCTCGCGATCAACGGCCTGTCGATGGAGTTCGACAAGGAGATGGGGCCGATTGACCGGGCGACCGCCGACGAGATGAAAGCCCGCATTCAGTCAGCCTACTCGGGCGATAACGTCGGCGCCGTCTCGGTACTTAGCCCCGGCGCCAAGCTCGTCTCACACGGTTTCAGCCCCGAGCAGATGGACCTCAAGGTCTTACACCGCGTCCCAGAGGAACGCATCAGCGCCGTGTTGCGGTGCCCTGCCATCGTTGCCGGCCTCGGTGCTGGACTGGATCGCTCGACGTTCGCCAACTACGAAGAAGCCAACCAGTCATTCATCGAGCAGACCATTCTCAGCCTGTATCGGGACGACGACAAGAAGCTGACGCACGGCCTCGCATCGGACTTCACGAGCGACCGCAAGATCAGCATTGCCCACGACATCACCCAGATGCGCGCCTTGCAGGACGACGAAGACAAGAAGGCGACGCGGCTGGCCGCCTACGTGGCAGCCGGCATCCTGACGACCGACGAGGCCCGAGCCGAGATCGGCCGCGAGCCGCTGCCCGAGAGTGAGAAGCCGCAGCAGCCCGAGATCGTCACCCTGCCAGCGCGTCCAGAGGATATGCCCGCCCTGCCCGAGGCTCGCAGCCGACCGCGCATCGTCGCCCTACCGTACGCACACTTCGTCAAGGCCGCCAACGACCTGCCCGGCCAGTTCGGGCGGATGAAGGACAACCTCGAGCCCGACTGGTTCTCAGAGATCGAGGCGTTCCTGACCGCGCAACTCAGGAGGGTCAATGCGAAGCTCAGAGCAGGAGCCGATACCGCCGAAGTGCTCGTTGCCGAAGGTGAGGCCGTTCTACTCGGAGAGGTGCTTACCCCCCTCCAGATGTCACTGCTCGACGACGTGTCGAAACTCGTGGTGGCAGAGCTTGGCATCGCCTTCGACCTTGACGACGCAGCCTCCCGCGAGTACCTCCGGTCAGCCGGCGCCAACATCGTCGGCATCACCGAGACCACGAGAGACGCCGTCAGATCAGCCCTCATCGAAGGACAGCAGGCCGGAGAGGGAATACCACAACTCGCTGCCCGCCTCCAGCAGCTACCTGCCTTCAACCGTGCTCGTGCTATCACCGTCAGCCGGACGGAGCTTGGGCATAGCACAAACACTGCGGCACTGGTCAACTACCGGGGGTCAGGGGCGGTCGCTGGTGTCCGGGTCTTCGACGGCGACTACGACGCCGAGTGCATCGCCATGAACGGACGGACGTTCAGCCTCGATCAACTGCCGCCAACCTTGCAGCACCCGCGCTGCCTGCGAGCATTCGCGCCGATCACCGACGCATCAGAGCTGACGAGATCGGCATGACAGACATCGAGGAGATCCGAGAGCGAGTGCACGACGCTTGCTATCGGAGCGGATGTGTGTCTGACGAGCGCATCCGGGCTGGCATTGTTGAGGACGTGGCCGAACTGATTGCTGAGATTATCAGATTGCGTGAGCTGACCCGGTCAGCGTAAAGGAGAGATCAGATGGCCCTCGACCCGAGCATTACTACCGCAGCCGCCAACGCGGCCTGTGACGCGGTCGTCGACCTGATCGACGCCGGTACCCCGCCCGGCCTGCTCAAGATCTACGCCGGCACCGTCCCGACCAATGCCAACGCCGCGCTGGGGGGCGCGACCCTCCTGGGCACGCTGACGTTCAGTAACCCGGCCTTCGGCGCCGCCTCGTCAGGCGTGGCAACCGCCTCGGCGATTACAAGCGACACCAGCGCCGACGCGACCGGCACGGCGACGTTCTTCCGAATCACCAACGCCGCCGGCACGGTCATCATTCAGGGCAACGTCGACACCTCTGGCGCCGACCTGAACCTGTCGTCAACCTCGATCACCATTGGCGGCACGATCGCCGTGTCCTCACTCACGTACACCCAGCAGGGGCTTGCGTAAGGAGCCATGATGCTGCGACCACGACACCTCATCAGCGGGCTGGTGCTGGCGACCGTGGTCGCAGCAGCCTCGCTCTCTGGCCCGGCGGCGGCCCAACCACCGCCGCCGGGATCGTACCTCAAGACGTTTAACAACTACGCCATCGACCACCCGACTCCCTACGTGGAAGACGCCGAGCTGGGCATCCTCGTCCACAGCCGCGACAGCAATACCTGGGAAACGCTAGAGCCGATGGACCCCGAGCATGGTGCGATGTGCCAGGCGCCGCCGGCGACACACCCCGGTACGGGCGCGTATGCCGATGCCGTGTTCCTTTGCGGTGGCAGTGGGAACCAGCACGTTATGACGGCGCTCAACGCTGGTGGGTACGGTGTGATCTATCTGACCCCTGGCGCGCAGATGGATTTCAGCACCGGTGAGTCCGTCCTCCGCTTCGACGTTTCGACGCTCCGCACGTCGAGCCGCGATTGGTGGGACGTGTGGGTGACGCCGTTTGACGACCTGATGGCGGCGCCGCTCTCGCCGTTCCTGCCGGACCTCAGCGGTAACCCAAGGCGGGGTATCCACCTGGAGTCCGGCGCCGGCGGCTCGGTGACGGGCGGCTTCTTCGTCAACTTCGAGGGTGTCGGATGGTCCGGCGCTTGCTGGTGGTGCCAGTCCGACAGTGTCATCACCCCTAGTTCTTCTCGTCGCGACACGTTTGAACTCCGGCTTTCCAAGACGCACACGAAGTTCAGCCTGCTCTCTGCGACGACCGGCCAGCCGGTCATGACGTTTGTTGATGCAGACACCCCGGATCTGGGCTGGGACCGGGGCGTCGTCCAGATCGGCCACCACTCCTACAACCCGCACAAGGACTGTGGGACCGCCAACGTCCCAGGTCCGGACGGTACGTGCAAGGCGAATACGTGGCACTGGGACAACATCAGCATCAGCCCAGCCGCGCCGCTGACGATGATCCCCGCCCGCGAGCGGCGGGCGAACTCCTCGCAGCCAACCTACACCTTCGCCCAGCCGGCGCCGGCCAACGCCTACCTTCAGCTTCACGTCCTCGCGACCAGCATGGAGTACAGCCTGGATGGCGGTACCACCTGGGCGCCGATGGCGAAGCAGGCCAGTAATCACCACTCCTGGGGCGGCAGAAGCACCTACTGGCAGCCCATTCCAGCTGGGACGACTTCGGTCACGCTGCGGGGCGTCGAGGAAACCGGCGCGTGGGACGCTAATCATGCGGAGATCCTGTCGCAGTTCCAGGCGCCCCCCGTTCCGCCGACGCCTACTGGAACGGTTCCGCCGACACGTACGCCATTCCCGACAGAGACGCCGGTCGTAACGTTCACGCCCGGCCCCTCGGAGACGCCGATTCCGTCGAACACCCCGACACCTGTTCCTGCGACGAGCACGAGCACGGCCGTTCCTGCGACGGCAACCGCGATGCCAGAGTCCGCGTGCGTCGTGACCGTATCTCGTGGCGGAACGCCAACCGCTACCTGGGGGTGTCAGTAGTGGCAAAAGCCCATGTGCTCGACACGTCCGGTGGGCTCACACGTGTTGCCTATCACATCGATGTGCCGGCTGGCACCAACACGGTCGGCACCTCGTGGTCTGCCGTCCTCATCAATAGTGGAATTGGCGGCACGACCGTCCTGCCAGATGGGGCCGGCACCGGCGGGACGATTAGCGTTACCGAGAAGACCGCGATCACGGCCGGCACCGTCTATGAGGTCGTGGACCGCGTATCTATCCCGGCAGGCCTGAACACCGCGCAAGCGAACGCCTACCTGGATGCTCTGCACGCGGCGAAGACCGTAGAAGTCCAGTCCCAGATCCAGAGTCGTACGGGAATGTTCGGATTCACGAGGACGTAGGGGGTAGCCAGTGGCACTCACCAAGGTAGCCAGGGCAGACCTCCTGGCAATCGTCAGCACGGCATCGAACGCCGTCACCCTTAGCTCAGCCGTAGACTGCTCGACGTGGTACAGCGCCGACATCCGGATCAGGATGGGTCGCGGAACGTCGTCGGCGTTCACGGTCGGGCCGAAGGTCCGCATCGAGGGCAGCGCCGTTGCCGGCACGCCAACGGCCGATCAGTGGGTCGTGCTTACCGTATTCCAGATGGCGCTCGGCGCGTCGATTGGATCACAGGCGGTCTCTGGTACCGAGGCGGCAGGACAGACCGTCGTCACCCTCGCTGCTGGTACCAACTTCGCCGCGAGCGATTACGTCTTCTTTCACAACACGACCATCGGCAACAGCGAGTGGTCGCGCGTCGTCTCGGTGTCGGGTGCTGATCTGACGCTAGAAGAGGCGATCGTCAACGCCCAGACGAGTAGCACGGCCCGAGATCAGGCCGAGCAGTATCACTGCGTCGTAGACCTCACCGGCATCAACCGCTTGCGCGCGGTCGTGGACGGCGCCGGTTCTGGTCAGGCGGTCATCTGTCACGTTGACTACGGCGCTACAACAGGGCTCTAGATGCCAGCAGCCGGGTTCTGGAAGTCGAAACCGCCAGCGGGTACCCCGCTCGACAGGAGTCACCCGCTGGCACCGTACCTGCGCGCGTGCTGGATATTCAACGAGGGCGCTGGTGTCTTCGTTGCCGATGCGGCCGGGCAGAATAACGGCCAGCGTACTGGTGGCGGATGGGCGGCTGGTGATCGTGGGACAGCCGTGGCGTTCACGGGCGGCACGACCGAATCCGTCAAACAGTCGAATGCGGTGGGCCTCCCGTCTGCGACGGACCCCTTCGCCATTGAGTGTCGCGTCTGCATGGCCGGCACGACCTCGCTGGCGCTCACCTGGGGATTCGGCACCGACCCGACCTCCGTATCAACGGGCAACGGCCGCTACTTCATGATGTTTGGCGGAACCGCACCAAACAACAACGTCTACTTCTGGGGCGGATCTGCCGACTGGGATACGGGCATCCCCTGGATTACAGACGGGCAGTTCCACAGCTACATTTTCTCGAAGAACTCGGCCGAGATCGTCCTGTACATCGACGGCGTTCGGCGCGGATCGACAACTGCGCCAACGCTGTTCTTTGCTGATTCGGTCGTCGCGGCAGGCGACCGTCACCCATCGGCGGCAGGAACCTTCACCGGCCGTATGGACATGGGCAGGCTTTTCGCGAAACATCTGAATGATGCCGAGGCTGCTGGACTCGTGGCCGATCCGTATGCGATGTTTGCGCCGCCGATCTGGCGCCGGTACTTCATCCCGCCGGCTGGCGCCGGGGGCGTTACCGGCACCGGCGCCATCACGATAGGGGCGCCAGTCCTCGCCGGCGCCGGGACGTTCACGACGACGGGTACAGGCGCCATCAGCATTGGCGCCCCGGTGCTGGCTGGTACGGGCTCGTTTGCCACGACGGGGACAGGAGCACTCAGTATTGGCGCTCCTGTCATCGCCGGCACCGGCTCATTCGCCACGACCGGCAGTGGCGCCATCAGTATCGGCATCCCAGTTCTAGCCGGTACCGGCACGGTCACTGGCCCGCCCGGCAGCGGCAGTATCACCATTGCGCCGCCCGTCCTGGCCGGGTCGGGCACCTTCACGACGACCGGCACTGGCGCCATCACCATCGGCGGGCCAGCGGTTGCCGGCAGTGGGACCGTAGCCGACCCTGGCACCGGCAGCGGCGCCATCAGCATCGGACCGCCTCAGGTAGCAGGTACGGGCAGTTTCGCCACCACGGGGGCAGGAGCGGTCAGTATCAGCCCGCCGGTCCTGGCCGGGGCGGGGACGTTCGTTGGCCCGGCGAGCGGAACGGGCGTCATCACGATTCCAGCGCCGGTCCTGGCCGGCACCGGGACTCTGATCTACACCGGTACCGGGACGATCACGATACCGAGGCCGATGCTGCTCGGCTACGAGGCGGCGCTCGTGATCGCCACCAGAGCGACGGCATCCGACGCGGCGTACAGCGGAGCAGTGGCCGGCGACCTGGCGCTGGTCGGAGCTACAGCAAGTGACTCGGAGGTCTGATGGAAGACAATCGCGACCTTGTGAGCCAGATGCTCAAGGTTGTCGTTGACCTTCGGGCGGCATTCCGGTTCTATCGTCCCAGCCGCCAGTTTCGTATCTGGCTCGTAGCCCGGCACAGTCGGAGACGAGCGCAGCGTGCCTGCTCTAGGAGGCACTAATGTCAGCGTTTGGGGTGCTTGTTCCGCGAGCCGACTTTGCGTCCGAACCGTTCAGGGTAGTTCTTCACTATAGGGGGTGCGCTTTGAGCGCGTATCAGCGAGGGCAGTCGGTCAGGCTCTACTGCTCGTTTGCCGACACCAACGCAGTGGCGGCCAACCCGACGACCGTAACCTGCAAGGTTGAGGAGCCGGACGGGACAGAGACCACGTACACCACCCCGACCATCACCAATCCGTCGACCGGCACCTTTCAACTGATCGTGGTGCCCGATCAGAGCGGAATGTACTCCTACCGATGGGAAGGCGCCACCGGCACCAGCGTTGCGGTGGACGAGGATCAGTTCCATGTGCTCGGGTCGGTCTTCCCGTGAGCGATGACTCTGCCATCCGTGATCTACTCGCGTGGGTTCATGGCCGTCCCGGCTTCTTCAGGATTATGCGCCTTGATGGGGACTGGGAGTGCGTCTGGGAGTGGGACGATAGCTTGGGGCGAGAGGATGAGATCATCGTGAGTGCCCGAACTGCGGACGGGGCCGCACGTAAGATGCTGCGAGCGGTCAAGAAAGGCCGTCATGTGAGGTCAGCGTGAGGCCGCTGGTGTCCGTGGTGACGCCTACGTGGCAGAGGCCGGAGCTGCTGGCCGAGACGATCCTCCACCTTCGGGAGCAGGACTACCGTCCCTTACAGCACGTCGTCGTCATAGACGGGCAAGACCTCGACAGCGCGTCAACAGCCGATTTCGCGGAGCAGGACTCCGAGGATGAGTACGAGCGGCCGGACGCCTGGACGCTCGGCTTCGCCGAACTGGGCCGGAACTGGTCCGGCCTGATGCCCGAGTCGTTCGGCATAGCGCCCTTGCTGGTCGGCTACCTGATGGCTAGAGGCGAGTACGTCATGAATTGGTCGGACGACGACCGCGCCCTGACGAAGGACCACATCAGCCGGCTGGTCGATCTCCTGGAGTCGAGCGGCGCCGACTTCGTGTACCCGAAGGTGCGGATCTGGAGAAACGGCAACCCGGCCGGGCCGGAGACGAAGACGATCGGCACCGACCCGCCTCAGCACAGCCAGATCACGCACATGCTGTTCAGAGCCAGTTGTTTGCATCGGTTCGGGATGCCGAGATGGGGGACGCACCCGGTCGACTGGTCGCTGGTCGACGACTGGGTGAAGGCAGGGGCGACCTGGGCCATGCTCGATGACTGCACATTCAGCCATAGGTTAGATCAATGAGCGAGATGGGACGTTGCCGCGACTGCCGTCACTGGGCCGTGCATGAATATGATGATGAGCACGGAAATTGTCGCCTAGCTGAGACTGATCCGCCGTCGCTGCTCTGGGCAGAGTTTGAGGGCGCCGTGGTCACGCTGGCCGTCTTCGGCTGCGTCCAGTTCGAGGGTAAGACGTGAGAACGCTACTGCTGGCCTGCCTGCTGGCCGTGCTGTTCCGGGTTGCTGGCCGTCACATCTGGCGCTGGTGGGTCTATGACGGCTACACCCTGCCGCCCGATCTCGTGCGGAGGTCTCAGTAGTGGGCATCTGTCAAGACTGCCGACACTGGACACCCGACGACGGGAAAGAGATGGGCGCGTGTGGATTCTTCGGTATCCACTATTTCGATTCTGGAGACGAATCCAAGCGGCGCTACGGTCTCCATTATCGACACGTCCCTGGCTTCGAGCAGCCAGAGGACGACTTGCTCCCGAAGAACCTCACCACTGACGCCGAGTTCGGCTGTGTCAAGTTCGAGGCGAAACCGTGAAAGACCTGACGATCGTCATCCCAACGCAGGGTAGGGAGACGCTGCCGACCTGCCTGGCGTCGATGCGCCCGCTTCGGCAGGGCGACGTGCCGGCCCAGATCCTCGTGGTTGCCGACACCCACTCGCCACTCCTGATGGACGTGCAAGGGCTCTGCCGTGAGGAACGGGTGACGTACCTGGAGCTTGACGCCGGCTGGCACGACTGGGGCT